TCTACACCAGATACATTTATATTTTTCCAGTCATGATGTGCTAAGTAATCTCTGAGATATTCAGGTTTTAATATATTAACATGTTTCGTGTTATTCCATGGCCTCCAATATTCTTGTGAATAATCAGGAAGATATAAAAACAATACACCATTCCTCTTAATTCTTGTAGCCCAATAATCTAAAACTTTTACCCAATCTGTAAGATGTTCTAGACAATGAGATGAGAATATATAATCGTGTTTGTAATCAGGTAAATGAGTTGCATCCCATTTGTCTGCAAATTCTATATCAATAGGAATAGAACCAGGTAATGCCCAATCTTCTTTGCCGCAACCTATATCTAATCCTTTTCCTTTACAAACCTCTTTAGCAAATGGCATGATAAATCTTGCTGCATTGCCGTTCGTTTGAAATTCTGGATATTCTTTTCCGTTAAATTTAATAGTTTTAAAAGGTTTCAATCCCGCCAGCATGTTCATCATAATCATAATCTTTTTTGGTTTGTAGTTTTTGAAGTTCTGTCTTAACTTCTAGTTTTCTCTTCTTAAGTTCAGCAGTAGGATTCTTTTCGCATTGATCGTGTAAATCTTTGTGCATAGTTTCTAAAACTGCTATTCTTATATCTATTTCTTTATTATCCACTAACTTGCTCCATTAGTTCTTCAACATTTTCGCCTTGTTGCGGTAAATGATCTCTTAAAAAGAAATGCACAAAATGACATTCTTTGATCTTAGTATTTACACCATATAATCCATTCCATTTCCAATGAAGATTTTTAACTTTCATTCCAACTTTTGGAATCCAATAGTTTAACAAAGTCTGATCCGTTGACCATTTCCATGCACCCATTCCATCAACAAAGGGTTGAAACTCATCTCTTCCTATGAACTGTTTTGGCGTTTGACCATTAAGATATTTAGCAAAAGATTTATTCATCAACATAACTCCCATATTCATAAATGGAGCAGCTTCGGCTCCCCATACAGTATCTTTAAATGTAGGAAGAGAAGCATATTGCATGTGAGAATAATTTTTTAATTTGGCATGATAATCCTGAGTAACTGGCATGTCTCTTTCAATAACACCACCGAAGTCATATGATTCATCTAACTCTTCAAAAAAGTCAGGAGCGCCAGGTCTAATATATACATCTGCATCGATGATTGCTATTTGATCGTAATCACCGAAGTATGCAAACGCATTTTCTTTTTCATATATCGGTAAGTAACCACCATATTTTTCATATGATTCTCTACTCCTACCTGTAACAAATATATTAGGTTTTATGAATAGTTGTGGTGCAGTTTGAACTACATGCGCTATTCCATGTTCTCTACAATAGTTTTTTACTGATTGTGTGCAATGGTCATATAATTTAGAACGTTTATGTACATAAACTTGATATATCAATCTTTTCATGATGTATTATTACTTTCCTTTCATGCCTGATTTATCAAAGGCAGCAAATCCCATAAATGCACCTACGATGCCAGCTTGAGCTAAATAAAATAAATTTGATATATCAGTCAAAAGTTTTATTCTTTCATCAGGTACGATAGGTGTAAACATTATTGCAGTAAATAAAAGCATAGATGCGAGAGCAACCCACGCCATATTTCTTTGATGCATTTGTTTTCTATTTAATCTCTTCACTTCTTCTGCTTGTTTCCATTCATCTAATTCATCATCTGATACAACACCGTCGCCATTTAGATCTTGATCATTGTACTTCGAATCTTTTTGTAACTTCTTTTGCATGGTAACTCCAAATTGTTTCTGCTATAGACTTAGCCTTTTTAAAACCTCTACGCAATGAATTTGATTTATGTCCTTCTTCAATAAACCATTTTATAGTATCTATATCTGACCCATGACTCATAGTAAAGTTTTTAGTTAATTCTTCAAATTGTGATCTTAGTACTAGTACGCTAGCCAACGATTGTTTCATACACCATTCTCCAGTTAGACATTAAAGGGATATCCTCAGTATTTTCTGTTTTAATATGAGGATGCTTGATTAATAATGGTTGAAGACCAACTTCAGCGCCATCAATGGCGTTCTTAACTTTGTCTTCAATCCAATATGCACCTGGATAATATTCTGCATATTTTCCAAGGATAACATCTTTGTCTTCACCAGTGTCTAGGTAAATAAATTCATCAAACACGTCTTTACCAAATATATTGGTAAGATTTTGTGTTCTTAGTTTTTGCGCATAAGGATTAAGAGATAGAGAAGTTATGACTGTGAACTTCATTCCTAACTCTTCGTATATTTTTCTAACATACTTTACTGAATCATAAAGTGGCGGTAACCAACCAATATTTGCTGATGCATTGAATTCTGTGATTTTTTTCCAGATTTCAGGATCTTGGTATCTTTCAGTTTGATCGTAAACACGAACATCACCTGTAGCAAATATTCCATGCTGTCTCATCATCCATGAATCAAAGGAATCTCTCCAGTTTAAGAGAACTCCATCACAATCTGTAAGTACTACATTATTCATATATGTACCCCTGTATTCCAGCCCATCGAGCTGTTTTGCCTTCGATGGACTTTTTAAATTTAGCTACCATTTTCTTAACAGCAGCTAATTGACCTGGAGTCCACTGACCCCAAACTGAAAGAGCGCTACTCATACTAGTAGCAAACTCATTCCAAGGTTGAGCAACTCTTTGCTCTTCCAAGTCTTGTGATAATTGCCTCATTCCAGGCTGGTTTAAAAAAGCCAGTCTCTTTTGACCAACTCTAGAAGTCTGCTTACGCCGAATAGCATCACGACGAAAGTCTTCTGCGGTCTTTTTACGACCCCAGATACTACCATGTTCATGTAGATTGACTTCCTGTTGGAAGGTCATTGGTATCTGATCATTAATTTTTTTCATAATATCTCCTCATTAGTTATTATAGTACCAGTATACCTCATAATTAAATGATTGTACATGCTTTTTTTTAAATAAAGCGAAAATAATTATAGTGTGATATTAATGTAACACTTATGAATGAAACTTCTTACGACGATTATACTCATCTCGTGTTTCTATCATGAGATCTATCCAATCGTCTCGAGTTTCTTTGTACATTACAGGATGGAAGTTATCAACATCCATAACAATGCGAGTATTACTTACAGCCATACCAGTTCTTTCTTCCCACATAACAGCATAAGCTGCAAGTTGAGCAAAATAGTTTGGTATGTCTATCTTTTTCTTAGGTCGTTTAGATGTTTTAAAATCGATTATTGTAGGAACACCGTCCCATTCAGCAATACAATCACATGTACCTGCTAACTTTAGATGATCGCTATACAATGGAGCTTCTGTAGCAAATACTTTGGTAATATGCTTATCTAACAGAGGCTTTAAGTTTTTAAGTGATTGTTGTATGTGAGGTAGATAGTCGGTTGTATCTTCATTATGTAAATATTTTTCTATTATCTCATGTACTAATGTACCTCGATTTGCAGCTTGTGTACCGATCTGATTAGCTTTTTCTGTACCAACCTTTTTTCTCCATGCTGCTATCTTTTCTTCGTGTATTATACTCAATACTGTAGTAACAGAAGGATAAGCGTTACCGTCAACAGTAACATAGCGACGACCATCTGCGTGTTCAGCGCGATCCAAGTTATCGTATCCCATATCAATTTTTTCATGTATAAACTCCATATCAAACCTTTATTGTATTACCCTTTCCAGATGCTTTTTTGATTTCTTTAAGATGATCTTTCCAACCATCAGATGTTTTACTTAGTAATGATCCTGAACCACCAATAACTGTAGGTGTTACTAACATTTGAACTAAGTTGTGATCTTCTTCAAGCATTTTTTGTAGTTCTGTATAGGTACAAAATACGTCAAAGCTTTTCTTTGTTTTGATATTACGCAGCGTGTAAGTCGGCATTTTGGTATCCTTTCCACCAGTCTGGAGCTTGTCTACGCCATTCCCATTTAGCAAATGGTTTGGCTGCATGATAATAGTTACGATAAGCTTTTACTGCATCACCAGGTACTTTACAATCTGGAAAATGACTCATAGCTTGTGCAAATTCTGTCAATGGTCCTCGAGATATATTCCTAGGTGGTGCTGCAAGTAGCATACCAAGGAGATCCCATGTTTTGTGTATCTTTCCTCGTCTGTATTCATATTCTTCTGACATGGCTGTAAAATGACAATAATGCCATCGATAGTTATCTTCTGATTCTGTAGTCCATGTAGTACATGGATGATACTTATGTACAGCAAGATAGTATAGTTTATCTCGTACATCACCAAAAGAATAGTATGTTTGCATAGTTTTACCAGACTTTGATCTTCGTTTTTCTGGTGTACCGTCAAGGAGTCTATGCGCTGTACTTAACATCTGCGCAGACTCGACTATCATTTTTGGTATATGTTTATCGCATAGCATTTGTGCTGCTATAGTTGGGTTTTTATCCAAAACAAATATGTTCATATATCAGATCCTCCATTGCTCAACTTTATGGCTGCTCGTATCTGATTTTCTGTGGTGCAAACTACCTTATGTATATCTCTGTGACCTACATCAAGTATTAACTTCTTAACAAAGAGATCGATTTGTTGTTTATCATTAGCTGCATACATACACTCAGCCTTAGTTTTGAAAGAAGGCTTTTCGAAGACATAACTATCTTGTGTACCATCAGCATATACACCAACAAAAAATACTACAATTAACCAATTCATGATTAATTATACCATACATTATTTAGAAAGTAAACCATTAAATGCTTCTTCTGCTAACTTTTTTGTTATACCCTTTGGAGACTTCTTTGCAATCATATTAAGAACAACTAATGCGTCATCTGGGTGTATGCCTTCTAATAATCCTATGAAAAGACTTTCTCTTTTCGGTGGACTTAACTTATCACCAGGTCCACCTTCGAAGAAGTATCTAAATTGTACATTTTGTCTTAAAAGATTTGTAGGCGCGCTCTCAGGCCTTGATGCTCTATAAGGCGGTTTACCTGGAGGTAGATTCCACTTAAAGGCTTCATTAAATGTTCCATTTAAAATATCCTTTAAAGCCCATGATTCGTGTTGTCTTAATAACTTTATCTTTTCTTCTTTAGTCTTTGCTGCCGCAACTTTATCTAATACTTCAAATACAAATAAATCTAATTGATTAACTGCCATAATTATTTCCTTCTTATATGCTTTGAGTGTATCTTACACCCAATAAACTCATTGTAGTAATCATCTCTCAATAAAACATCATTATCAAACTGAAGCTTTGCTTCGTAGTATGACATCTCTCCTTTAGTCTTACATAACCTTAAAATTATTCTTTCAAAGAATAACTCGTCATTTGCCTCTGCGAGGAGCTGCAGCTCTTTGTTTGAGCTATAGTATGTTTTCCAATCTGACTCAACCCGAGTACGTACTCGACGAGATCTTTTAGAATTTTTAGGGAGGATCTTGGGTTTCCAAAAGTTTTTCTTACCAATAT